CAAGAGTAGAGGAATACGATTTGTTTTTTTGTCTGTTTGTTGTAACAACAAATTTAAACTTTGACGAAGTTCTTCTACTGATTTGTCACTATACCGCAATCCTTCTTCTGTCTCCTTTTGACCACCACCCCTTTGTCTATTGATAAGATCTTGAAGTGCCTTTCCTCCTTCCATGCCACCTTTCCAAAGTAAAAGTGCAGCGACAATAGGTGCTAATATGGGCGCCATTGCAGAAAGTAGGCCAAATAAACCGGTTACCAAAGGAGTAAACAAGGTTAAGAAACCAAGTATCTTTGCACCAATACCAATACCAACCAGGGCAGCAATACCCACGAGAATTTTATCTAGATTATCTGTAATAAATGTAATTACATTCTGAATTTTCTTTTGATTTTCTTCATCTTGAAACCAATCAAGTGCCTTCAGTATAAAACCACCAAGTAAGATATTCTTAAAAAATCTCTTGATCATATCAAGGAAACCCATCTTCGGAGCTTTGAACCCCTTTAGTGCATTAGTTGCTTTCGTCTTTGCACTCTTTTCAGACTTGGCCTCCTCTGCCTTCTGTGCAGATTTTCTTGCAGCTTTTGCGTCTTGTTCCGATTCTTTCTTCTCTTCACCCAACAACCCCTTAAGAAGACTATCAATACCAAGTAGAGTTAGACCGATATTTGCAAAAGAATCTGCAACTGCGTTACCCTTTACTTGAGCTTTAGTCGATTCTGCTTCTTTAGAACCACTTAAAAGTTTTTGTGTATTGACCGCAGATTTGTTATATTTTTTACCACTTTGAACTACCTTAGATACATTGACTGTTTTCTTCTTAGGTTTGAACCTACCGGTCTTACTCTTTACTCTCTTAAATTCATTTTTTAGTAAATCATTATCACCCCTACCACCAACCATTTGATTGGCCAACATCTTCTCTTTCAGAAGAGTTTTATAATCATCATAATCAAAGTCAGATATATCATCTAGACCCAGCATATTCAATACTTCTGGGTCAATAGTCTCATTAGTAGGTTGTTTAGTATCTTTTTTATCGGTACTAAACTTCTTAACAAGGGCGGTTACAGCCTTTTTGTCTGGTTTTTTCTTAGCAGAGGGCATTGGCATTGGGCCCTGCTTTGCATTACTATTATCTTTGGGTTTACCGGTCCAGGTATCTAACCCTCCAGTATTATATTTTTCTTGTAACGGATCTGACATCTGACGGGCAAGATCCATCAAATCACCAGAACCTTTCGCCATTTCACTATCAACCTTACGTTTTTGATCAGGTGGTAGTGAATTATAATAACTTGATAAATCTCTTATTTGATCCTCATCAAGATCTTTGAGAATATGATTTGGTAACTTATATGCAACAGATCTATTCTCATCGTAGACCTTTTTTGGTTTTGCCTTTGGTTTTGGAGTTACTTTTGGTTTTGGCTTCGCCTTTGGTTTAGGTGGAGTCTTTTTGCTTTCATTTTCTTCGACCATACCTATGGCCATTTCATGAAGTTCAGTATTGTTCCTTCCTTGAACAATCTGACTATCAATATTACTAGTTTCTTTATCACTCAGAGAATTATAATATTGTGAAAGTAAATATATCTGTTTATCGTCTAATTTTGAGGCAAGATCCTTCCCTAACTTATATTCATAAGCCTTTCTTGTTACTTTAGGATCTCTAGCCATTCTGTCTTGCCTTTTGCTTTTGTTCTTCTTCCTCTAAATGTTGTTGTAAGAGAGCAACGTAAATGTCTCTTTCAAAGGGCATCATATTTTCAATTTCAGTGAGAGAGTATTTGTGGTATTGCATCATCGCAAAGTTTAATTTAAAATAACTCTCTAGATCCATATGGATCATGCCTATGCGAAAAAACTGGATAAACCCTCCAAAACGATAGTACTTTTTACTTTAGTGCTTGGGTTAGTAATCTCAATTGTGTGAGATAGTTTTGGCATAGTCTCAAAGAATTGTTCAATTTCTTTAAATTGTGTTGAACTCATCTGTTCCAAGAAGTCAACGACTTCCTTTTTAGTACAGTCATCAGTAGACCAAACCTCGTCTTCATTATAAATCTTATCAATACATGATGCAATTAATTCAAATGATTGATTAATATCAGTTTCACCTTCAAAATCAAAGTTGTTTGAAATGAATTGTTCCAATGAAGGATACTTCATCTCCATTACCAAAGTCTCATCAAGTTTAATCTTATTAGAGTGGTTTTCATTAGTTTGAACTTGAATGTCCTCAAGGTCAATAGTAACTGTTACATTTGTTTCACCATCGTCAGGTGCCACAATGTTTACCTCAACTTCTTCACCAACCGACCTTGCTCTGATATTTAAGAACAAATATTCAATATCAAAAGTCGGAAGTTTCTCTACTTTAATACCTCTCGTAAGAATGCAACTTTTTAAAACAGATTTGATTGCGGTTGTAATCTGTTTTGTATTCTCACTTTCGAGGGCAAGAACTAGAAGTTTTTCTTCTTTAACTAAAAAGGGCCTATAAGTAATTTTCTTCTGTGTTGATGGTAATACCAAGTCATACTCAGGAGTTACAATCTTTGGCAAAGGCATAATAAACTACAATAATAAGTGAAACTATTTATTAGGCAAAACTACGCTCTCTAATGTATCTAGTGTACGACATGGAGATATTATATTTCAACACATCACTTGCTTCATAACTGACTTGTGTTGGTGCAATGCTAATCGGGAATGCATCGATAAAAGTATATCGTAATTGATAACTATCATTAATATTTCTTTTTCTTTCTGCTCTGGCATTCTTCTCAAATTTAGTTACATGAATCGGACTTCTATAGCTATTAGGATAATTCATCCGATAAGATACTGCGGAATTTTCGTATCCTCTATTATTCGTAGTTTGTCCTGCAATAAAATCGACCCAACCATCAAACAATTCAATCACATCATATCTATTATTGACCATGAATGTCAAATCAAGAGTATTTCCAAAATCCTTTCGGTATGCCATTTTTTCTGACATACCTGCGAAGTCATTTGTTGCTTCATGAGTGAAAAGATTTACACCAGGAAGTGATGCGGCAGAACACATCAATTCAACATTTTCACCATCTGCATAATAATTGAAATTTCTTGCATTCAAGAAAGTTAGTACCTTAATTGGTGGTTGAACTTTAACTTGATATACAGATGTCTGGGCAACATGAAGAATTTTACTCTTTAGTGCCGATGTTTTGACTGAATTTGGATATGGTCCAGGCATCTAAATATTTCTACATTATAATACTATGTATATTAGATGGGTCAAAGTATAAAGTCAATTTATAAACCATCACATCCTGAAAAATACCTTGGCAATTCAAACAATATTATTTGTAGAAGTTCTTGGGAAAGACAGTTTTGTCGATACTGTGATGTGAATCCAAATATCGTGAAATGGGCATCAGAAGAGTTCTCAATACCTTATATCTCACCAGTTGACGGAAGACCACATAGATATTATCCAGACTTTCTGATTGAAGTGAGAGAAAGGAGTGGTAAATTAAAAAAGTATGTAATTGAAATCAAACCTAAGAAACAAACTCTACCACCGATCAAAAAGAAAAGAGTAACTAAAGGGTTTATTACAGAAGCAAAGACTTATGCTGTAAATCAAGCAAAATGGAAGGCAGCAGTTGATTTTTGTAAGGATAATTTAATTGAGTTTAAGATTATTACTGAAGATGAACTCTACCACTGGAAAAAATGAATAGATTTAAAGAAGAGGATGAAAATAGGATCTCAAGTATGACAGATCCTGATGATATGATGTTAGAAATTATGGAAATTCTAACCGATGTAGAAGTCATTCCTGATGTTGGTAAGTATTACACATTCATCTATCGGGCAAAAACACCGAGAGTTGAATATGATCAGTTTCCATTAATTGCTTGTGTTGGTGTCTTTGAATGGGGTTTTAGAGGACTTAATTATCATTGGGGTGATTTTAGGAATTATACTTGGGAAGAATCAGATACTCTTCGTGTAGTTGATCCTATGGAACTTAAAATACTTCGTGCAATTCCTTATCAAAGTTTCAGAATAAATAACTAAACGGGTTAGTAACCATTATTAGGAGAAATAAAATAGTGGCAGTTAAGGATACTTCAGGTTGGTTGAATAAGGGTAAAGGTTTATTCGAAGCAACCTTTGACTACGATAATGGAACTGTCGGAACTAATGGTAAGCAAAATAAAAGTAAGATTTCTGTCATAACCAACAGCAGAACTGGAAATTACGATGTTTATAGAAAAACTCTTTTTGGTGACAAGTTAATATATCAAGGCAATGCATCAAATGACACAGGATATATAGAAAGCGCAAATACATCAGATTACCGGGATTTTTTTACAGGAAAAAATGCTCAACAACTTGTAAACTTAAATAGGGGAGTAAAACAAGCAACTTTAGCTTTATCGAAAAAATACGCAACGACCCAACAATATCAAGAATTACAAAAAAAAGATGCTTATAAATCACTTGCAAATGCTGAAGAATCATCAGACGTTGTTGAACTTGAAGTAATACCTTCAAGTGATAATGAAGCACCTTTAAGTGGTGGTGAAGAACAAGGATCTGGTAGTAGTGCTGTAGACAATGGAGTTTTTACTGGTGGCGATAGTACAGGATTTTTAGTACCTGATGGTGTTCCTAGTTTTTCTAGTTTGACTTCTACAGACTTTGCATCATTAGGTGGTGATGCATTTTTAGGAACAGTAGATGACGCATTACCTTTTGAGGCTGGTATTAATATTGATCTTGGTATTACTAATAACACTGAACCAGATTCACCTTCTACTGCACAACCAAAAAAAGTGGTTGAGACACTAAGGTATCCAGAAGCAGATCTTACTGGCTTTGGTTTCGATTATATTCAAATTACTGGTCACAAGTATACAACTAACAAAGCTGGTAATTTCAGTAGCTTTGGTAAAAAGGATGGACCGGTGAACCCGACTGTTAACGACTTTAAAGATCAAACCGGTGTTGCAAGTAAATTGGGCGACACAACAAAAATAATACATTTACCAATGCAACCTAATTTGAGTGAATCTAATTCTGTTGATTGGTTCCAAGATGAAATAAATGAAATTCAAAGAAGAGCTGCTGGTCTTGCCGCACAGGGAATTACTAATATTAGGAATAGTAAAAAGGGCGAAGATTTTGGTCAGTCAATAGCCAATCTCTTAAGTAGTGGAGGAGAAACAGTCAAAGGACTTTTAAAGGATCGAAATTTAGGTCCATTTATTACTGCATATTTTGCTGGTCAGGCAGTTGGAGCGAATATAGTAGGAAGATCTACCGGTCAGGTTTTAAATAAGAATCTAGAACTACTGTTTAAAGGTCCAAAATTAAGACAGTTTAGTTTCAATTTCACATTTACACCAAGATCTGATACTGAAGCAATAGTTGTCAAAAACATAATACGATTTTTTAAAAGATCAATGTCACCCAGTGTATCATCTGAAAGAATTTTTCTGAATACACCCGATATTTTTGAAATAAAGTATATACATAATAGTGGTGGAGATCATCCCTTTCTGAATCGGTTTAAACCTTGTGCTCTCACTAACTTTAGTGCTAATTACACACCAGGTAATAGTTATATGACATATAAAGATGGTTCAATGACACAATACCAGATTGCTATGACATTTAGTGAACTTGAGCCAATATATCAACACGAACACGATGGAGTAGGAGGCACTGGTTACTAATGGCCAAACCATATTTTAGATATATTCCAGATTTTGATTATGTGGATAGAACTTCCGGTGGTCAGAAAATCTCTGATTATACAGAAGTTAAAAATCTATTCAAAAGAGCCAAGGTACGAGAAGATATCCTAAACAATCTAGGATTCTTTACCAAATATCAAGTTATTGGTGACGATAGGCCTGATAATGTTGCAGAAAAGGTTTATGGTGATGCTAACCTTGATTGGTTGATTATGCTATGTAATAATATTATTCATTTTGAAGATGAATGGCCGATGGCTCAGGAATCCTTCGACAACTACTTAATCAATAAGTATGGTTCATATGAAAATGCATATGCAACAAAACACCATATTACAAGTCAAGTAAAAGATAGTCAAAATACAATTGTTGTTCCACAGGGTGTTATTGTACCTAGTGACTATAGTGTCACATTTTACGATGAAGGTCTAGATCAGACCATTACTCGTCAGGGTGCATATCCTGTATCAAATTATGAATATGAGATATCAGTCCAAAACAAAAAAAGAAATATATTCATAATTAAACCATTCTATCTTGCATTAATTATTGACGATCTTGAAGCAGTAATGCCCTATGGTAAGGGTTCTACTCAGTACGTATCTCCTGGTCTGGTAAGAGGCGAAAATATTAGACTATTCCAGTAATAAAAAAAGTAATAGGGCAAAAAAATACCGGGATTTTTTTCCCGGCATTTATGAAACTAAAAAGCAGTTTTCGTATCAGGATTCAGCAAGTTTACTGAAGTAAGACAAAGGATCATCGTCATCAGTAGAGGATGTTGACTCAACATTCTTTGATGCTTGGTAAGAGTCCTCAAGTTTTTGCATGACTTGCTCTTCACTAACAGCGCGTTGTTCAGTTGCTGCATAGTTGTCATACTCGGTCTCCTGTGCTTCTTGGCGTGCTTGTGTTTTACTGCCTAGAACCATGTCTAGACGCTTCTTCAACTCATCATAAGATTTGAATTGATCTGCTGCAGTAAGAGCAGTCAATGAATACTGCTTCTTCCAGATGGCTTCCATTGCGTCATCGTCATTCAGAAGAGGAGAGACGCGATCAAACTCACTAGAGTCATAGTTCCAGTAACCTGCAACCTTCTTCAGTTTCAGTTTAAAGTTTGCACCCTGCCAGAAGTCAAAGGGATTGATTGCAGTCTCATCCTCAAACTCAGGTTGCATTGCTTCCATGATCTTATCAAAGATCTTTTTACCAAACTTATACAGGAAGACTTTGCCTTCGTTCTGTGGATTGGCTTTGTCCTGGACAACATAAATGTTGGCGTAGAAGGACAGTTTACGTTTCTGTTTACGTACAGTATCTTTATCACTCTCATTACCAGTGTTCCACAACTCACGATTGAGTTCACCGATAGGATCCTTACCACCAATGGTAGTCAGAGAGTTCTCAATGTACCACCCACCAGGTCCCTGGAAGGCGTGAGAGAACAACTTCACCCATGGTAGATCTTCACCGTCTGGAGCGGGAAGGAATCTAATTACAGCATAACCGTTACCAGTCTTATCCATTTCTGGTTTCCAGATGCGTTCGTCCGCACCCCCACCTTTATTTTCCATCTTCTCGACTTCCTTCACCAGTTTGGAAGTCAAATTCCCAAGGGAACTTTGCTTTTTAAGGTCTGAAAAACCCATTTGTACCTCGTATTAAATGTATTTGGCTTGTGTCCCAGACTTGGGTGGGGTGTCTTGGGGACCCCTCCAATATACGACCCTCAAGAGGGGTTGTCAAGTGATTTTTTCATGTTATCGATGATGTTAGTCATATTTGAAAACACGTATGTCAGATCTACATCGGGTGGAAACCCAAGTTGCACGGCAGAAGTCATGATATTATCTTTCATATCTTTTGCTTGTGGGTCGTCAGACAAACTCATTCTAGCATAAAGAATTTGCTGTTTCTTCAACAACTCTTCCAACATTTCAATGTGTTCAAGTTTATCTTGATCATCCATCGATGCAAAGGAAAAAACTTTTTGATAAATTTTTTCCTGTAGTTCAGCAATTCTTTTCATTTCTTGCTGAACTAGTTCTGACTCAAAAAAACTCATTCTCCTTCTACAACTTCAGTTTCTGACGTTTCTGTAGGAGCATTTTGCTCTTCAATCTGTTCTAGAACTTCGATTGCACCAACAAGTTTCAGGTACATTTCTCTACTAGTTTCAAGTCCTTGTTCTACTTCAACTCGTTGTTTCCGTAGGTTCTCAAGTACGGTTGCATTGTCAAGAGCCATGGATTATTATCTCCTTTAAAATTGATTTGAATTTAAATACATCAATATGTATAAAAGAATTATACTTATTGATTCTCATCGATAAGAATTTCCACACAGGGTCAGAAAGTTTCTTATCAAAATCATCTTTGAATCCGATTATCTTGTTTAAGATAACCATTGTCTCCAATGAAATAGATTTTGATAGATGTTCTTTGATGATTTGAGGGTGTCTAGTCCCGTCAATCTTAAACATACCATCAAAGTCTTTATCTGTAAAGACATCTTCTATCTCAGTCTTGAACGTATAAGATAGTGATTGAAGGCGCTTCTTCCAGTCGGTGTAATTCTGCTCTCCGTTTCTGACGATTTCACCAATCCACAAAGACTGAGGATCATCACAACTAACAAAATTAGACACGAAGAATTCAACAACTTGACTATCATCTTTTTGCCTGCTTAACTTTTCAAAAAAGAACCGGTCACGTCTCTTGTAGAAAGATTGTAAAGAAGCTCTAGACTTACCACCGTAGCGATGATAGTCATAGTTAGACTTAGTAAAGTGATTCTTCAATCCAAGGTATGCCTTGTATGTATCGAATGGAGTCACCTTAGGTATCATATAGGAAGTTTGGCATGAGATGTTTTCTTCAGAAGATTCAACTCCATTGCTTCTGCTTTCAATCTTTCTTTGAGAGGTTTCGAAATCAGTTTAGGAATAGATTCAATGTCTAGACTATTCTTTTCACAAAAATATACAATTGCATCAACGTATTTCATTCCATTACCATTCTTGACAATGGCTTCAATCTCTTCTGCAAAAGTTCGACTACTATAGAATTTCTTTTCTATAATTTTATCGACACTTAGTTCTTCAGGACTTTGCATATTCTCTGAGTTTAGATTCCACAAATTCGTGGATGTACTGGATAAGTAACTTAATATACTTGGACTTATCGTATTCTTCATAGACTTCTACCTCCCCATTTTCACAGGTCATAATGATTACAAATTTTTTAACGATGAGACCCTTCATCTCATACAACATACAAGCATATGCTGCACACTGGACAAAGTAGTCTTCAATCCATTCCCTTTTCTTGGGTTTGGCTGATGTCTTGAAGTCAATGACAGACAACTCAGGTTCACCATTTTCTCCAGTATGTTCTGCAATACAGTCAACAGAACCAGCGATACCCAGTTCAGTACTATACAATGCAGTTTCTTGACATAATATATTGTCAATCTTATCCAAGTCAGGTTTAGCCTGTTTGAATAGGTACTGAGATAAAGGAAGAACATCCGAGAAAGTATCTGAGTTGTTCAGATATTCTTCAATCAATGTATGTGCATCAGTACCACGGTGGGTAGCCTTACGAGTAATATTGTTGGCTTCTTGTTCACCAACCTTTGCTCTCCACTTTTTAAACTTGTCTTTGTTTCTCCAACTAATCACCGAAGTGATAGATGGCATTCTTACAAGTTCTTCAGTTCCAAATACTTTATAGTAACGAACTCCGTCAATACTCTCTCGTTCGATAGGAACGAAAGGAACATCCTGATGATTAAACATTACATACCAAGTTCAAGTTTAGCAATGATGTACTCCTTCACAAGACCACTTCTGCAGATATCCTCTGCGTTAAACTCAATTGTATCAAAAGATGGCATGTTCGTCAAGATTCTCATGAAGTCTGCGATACCATTCCGTTCGTTCTGTTTGGTAAGGTCAGACTGAGTTGCATCACCACAGAACATAATCTTCGAGTGTTCACCAATACGAGTAATCATCGAGTCCAGTTCATGGAAGTTCAGGTTCTGAAACTCGTCAACAATTACAATCACATTGTCTAGGGTCGTACCACGAATAAATGAGGTGGACCAGAAGGAGATGGTACCTTGTGCTTTCAAGTTGTTATACAACATCTCAAAAGAAGCATCATCAGGCATCTCAAACATATACTTCACCATATTCTTATATGGTATCTGATACAGAGATGACTTATCCTCGTGATCGCCAGGAAGAAACCCAATCTCTCTAGTGGGTACAAGGGACCTGACGATGTAGATCTTCTCGTAGGGTGTCCTAGGGTCTAGAACATCCAGAAGGGCGTTGTAAAGGGAGATGAAGGTCTTTCCTGTACCGGCACAACCATATGCAACAAGATTCTGTTGACTTTTGTATTTCTCAAAGAACAGTTCTTGATTTTCTGTAATTGGTTCTACCTTCTTGATGTAATCAAGATTAATCGGTTTCTTCCTCTTCATCGTCTTGTTGCTCATACCAAATGGTACGGGATTGGTGTTACCAATACCTGCTTTCTTTTTTACAGCCATAGGATGTTAATCGTAATGTTTTAGGGTACTACCTGGTTGTTGCTTAGCCTTTGTTATTACATCCTTCCACCCAGGATGTTTAGTATAGATCTTATTCAAGGGATCACCCATTTCAATACCTAAACAAGGAGCATTGTCTGGAGTGTAATACCTTGACCAGTCTGGATTATCTTCACACCACTGAGACCAGTCATGAACACTCATCTGAACTTCTTTGACTTCACCAGTGTCTTTGTGTTTTACCGGATATGTTGCCAAAACTTCACCTCCATTATGTTTGTGTTGATATTTATTACCACTCCAGGGCTTCTGAAATGACAGGAAATTGTTCTTTAAAAATCTCCTTACATGAATTTGCAATATCCATGTGTTCTTTCTGTGTTCCATGAGAGGAACGAAGTTCGATGTAATGAATCCAACTGCGAACGGAGCCAGTCATATACATTCTAGTTGGTGTTGCAAGTGGCAATACAAAACGAGCACACTCTTTTGCAACACCTACATCCAACATCTGATTATAAAGATTAGATGCAGAACTGAATAAGGTAATCATCTGACGATTGATTTTATCGATCACCTCAGGGTCAAGGTCATCAATACTATTCTGACGATTCTTATCATCCTGACGACGGAGTTCAGGAAGTTCAATCTCAGTATTCAAAAGATTAGTACTTGCATACCTTTGTGAGAACTCTTGAAACGTAAAACTCCTATGACGCAACACTTGAGCTGCAATACCTCTAGTAGTCTCAATCTCTAGTGACATAAACGCCTGTTCAAAAATAGACCAGTGCTGATGTTTAATACAGTACTTCAGAAGTCCTGCAAACTTTTCACTATCCTGATTGTTTGGATTACTTACACGAGCACAGTATGCAATCTGTTTTTCTGCGTCAGGTGTTACTGAGATTAGTTTGGCTTGATTCATCTTTGGTTTTAGACTTTAGTTGTTTACGTTCTTGTTTAACTCTTTCGACATAGAGTCTGTCACCTTCACTAAAAAGTTCAGGATGCTTGAGAATGTACTTGATTGCTTTTTTTGTTTTCATGATTGAAATACGTATTGAAATAAGAAACTATTCCATTACTTAACTGATTGCCTTGTGAAACCCAGGTGTCTACACATTCGTAAATGTCTTGGGTACTATATGACTCTTCTTCTATCTTGGTTCTTCCATACTTATTTAACAGGATACCAAGACACTGCTGACGAAGTACCATTCGGTCTTCAGAGTATCTCCAATCATCATTCATCATCTTCATAAACCTCATCATAATCTGGGAGTGGGGGTAGAGTTTCCTCTAGTTTTTGAGTGTAAGAATTAACATCAGAATAGACTTCTGATTCTAATGCATCAACCAAGAGTCTAAGATTTCTTGTAATAAGTTTAAGTTTATCTTTTTCCATAAAAAAAGGGAGACTTGTGTCTCCCCAGTCTATCAGATAACTGAACCTGTGACAAGTGTCACTTGGTGTAAGTACGACCACGGTAACAAAATGCACCATGGGTTTCACTTGACTTCACACAACGCGTATCATACTCAACACCACGATATGTAGTGTGATTGATTTGTGCATCATGAAGAGCAGATGCTTTGTTGATCTGCTTTTTGATCATTTGAAGTGTGTTCATGAGTTTACTCCTAAAGTAGTTGGATTTTTAGGCCCGTTCCTTTAGTCGTTTGCGTCCCTTGAAAGACAACCCATACCATGTCTACCTAAAAGGTTTCTAAGAATAATCTTTTTGTTCCTTTCAGAAAGGTAAGGGTCTTCCAATACAACTTCTGCAACCTCTCTAACATGTTGACAAGGCATAAAATACTCATCAGAATATGCCGGAGATATTAAAAGCAATAAAGGTAGAAGGAATTTCATGGGATGAACGCTCCGTTCCGCGACTTACTTGCGTCCCCTCAGTGGGGATGAACGATAGGTCTATTGTAGACCAGTATATCTATTTAGTCAAGGGCGCCGTATTCTTCACCTTCCTTAATTAGTTCAGAGACATAATCTTCTGTCCCATCGATGGTCTTAACCGCAAACAAATTAGACTTCTGATATTTTTTTATCTTTTTATACTGTTTAAGAAGAGCCTGGACTTGATCGGAGTCCATATCCAGTCCTTCGAACTTAATATCAAAACCGTTACTCATTTTTTCTTCTTTTCCTTTTCTTTTGGTGGAGGATTACCCCATAGTTTAGGACTGATTCTTCCTTCTGCCTGAGTGATAGTTTTAAAATCACTTCGATAGTTGTCCCAATAGTGGTCAAAGATATCAACTTGTTTTGTAGCGACTACAATATCAAAATGAGTATTTCCATCTTGGAGGTACTCAATTAGATATGCACTAGTAGGTAGACTTTTATCTTGTGCTAGTGTTGGGTCACAATCAGTATGAATAAATTTTATCTTATCGCTCAAGATCTACCTCCCCATTGGATATCGGGGTATGCGGATTCAACTACACCCTTATTAATTTTGTATTGACTTTCTATAAGTTTATCTTTCACAAGACAAAGAAGATTTGCTTCAGTTGGATGAAGAACCTCAAGAATTTGAATGAACATAGACTCCCTACGAGTTTTAGAGAGACTATCATTACCACCTTTGACAAAATGATAAAGGTTTCTATACTCTTTACGAAGAGAACTATGATCTGTTCCTACAGGAACATCATTCTTCTCAAAGGGAACTTCACCTTCTGGAAGCATAGACACTACAGTGTCATCAAAGTTCCAAATCAAAAGTGTAGTTACTGCGTCACAACGATATTCTTTCAGTGCTTCTACCTTTTTTGCTACGGTTCTTTGTCCAGAAACGTATTCAAAAATTTCATGAATGAATGGATTAGGTGGAAGTTTCTTTGGTGTAGTAACTTTTTTTGTTGATGTAGCCATGGTTATTAATAATTTTATTCAGTGTACAGTATTTATTTTATGATGTCAATGTTCTTCAGTACCAAAATCTTCTGGAGTATTGTCGAACCTTACAGCAAGAATGTCATCTGCGATAATCTGACCATTCTCATCAAACATTTCTGGATGAGTTGGAATGTATGTAGAATTCCTCTCGATAACATATTCTTTAAGTAGATAACCTATTACTCCACCGACCAGTAAGAACATTACTGAAATCACTGTGGATAGGGTCAATGTGACTGCTAACATTTTAGTCCTCCGTTTTCCTTGTATCAAAGGAGATATCTAAGAAAAAATGGAATTCTCGTTTACAAAGAGAAACCATCTTTCCAAACTTGAATTGAAAAGTTTTTGGTTGTTCCCTCCTGTTTTTATTTCTAAGAAGAAGTTCAAATCCCCGATTCATTTTCGGAGATGACTCATCGTTATTTAGAAGTTCTTCCTTTCCTTCCTGGTCTTTTTTCATTCATATACCTACCTGCATCATTAATGATACTCTCAAGATAATTTTTTATTTTACGAGCGTCAGGTTTGCCAAGATGTCCATAACCTTCACGTAATTGTTTATGAGTCTCGTCACCACCACCTTCTAGGTAACCTTCGAGATCTAAGATGAGAGATTTTATCTCAGCTGCAGTACAACTCATTAAGAACTCTTCTACAGTAGTTCTAGTAGATTTATTACTCTTTAGATACTCATACATATTCAACATAAACTTACCTTGAAAGGCATAATCTATCGTATGTTCAACAGTATCGTAAAGATCTAAATCCATCAAACCAAATTATTTTCTCTCAGGTATTTAACAGTTTCGGCACATCCGCCAAGGTTTTTGCCGTCTACTGTGATCTGTGGGAAGGTGGAATCCTCACCAAACTCAGAATAAAATTCTTCCTTTTCAAAGTCTCTTCCTAACTTATATTCAACATATCTTTGTTCTGCTAACTGTAATGCCCCTATTACTTTACCACAATATGGGCATCCAATTTTAGTATAGACTGCGAAATTATTTGTTGTCATAGTAGTATCAAGAATGGAATTGACAGAAGTAAAATCGAAATAACAACACCCCCCACTATATCAAGCAGGGGGCGTAAACTGAAAGGGTCGTTCATCTTTTATCCATGATTTTATTATAATCATACTTCATTGCCATTACTGCCCATGAAGATGCTAAAGAATCTGGACCTTTATCAAGAAGTTCGAGTTGACGTGTAGACAACTTTTTCATCTTCTTGTATTCTTCTCTCCAGTTTTCTGTCATAACGTAATATTTATTAACCTTTAGATTTTTCGTACAGAGAAAACTCAGCCTGTTCAGGTGTCAAGAAACCGAGTTCCTTTCTCTTCTTATTGGTGTTACTAATGATAAGTGCAGCCGAAGTAATAGGGGGTGCAACGGAAAGAGTAAATCCAAAATCAATCACACTCAAAGGAACAGCACCAAGTGCAACAGCAGATGCAATCAATGTAGGTTTCCAATACTTAGTCTTTGCTCCGTAATATACTGATGCTGCTGGAGCCAAAAGAAAATGACTGATACAAACTCCCCAACCACGCACAGATGCCTGACGGATTTCATTCATTTCTTCTTGAGCCTTAAGGTATTCAGTGTAGTCCATAAAAAAGAGGGTCGTTTGACCCCCTCATCATATCACTGTTCGTTCTGCTTGTAAAGGTCTTCAAGTCTTTCTCTTGATAGATCCACATACATAACCTCCTCACCTTCTCTAGGTGCCTCGGGATGCTTTCGTTTGGGTGGTTCGGGTTTCATGTTTAAAGACATGATGTTTGACCACACCATTGCAAATGCAGCACCTCCAATAAGGGAGAAACATACTCCATAAACAAAGAGAAGATAGTGGTTCATTTTAGTTAGTCGTTGTTTTTACAGTATAGTCCATAATAATAAATGTTATTGTGATTATTCATTCCCATTCTATAGGGAAACATTTCTTCTGCTCTATCTTTTATTTCAGATTCAGTTAGGTTTGGTGCCTCATGACATATCGTAGACATGTAGTAAGACATTGATGCTGCTAATAAAAAAGACATGGAATGCAATACATTTAATATTATCTATAGAATGTGAAGTGTTTAGAGGGTACTAATCACCTCACAATCTAAAAACTTTATTAAAAGTTATCGTCTATCCTTTAATAAGAGTTTTTCTTATTAAAAGTTACAGTGCATTACCTCTAGGAAGAACTTCCTCAGGGAATACGAATGACTCATGTGGCTGGTCAACTGGTGCCAACCATGCACGAAGTCCTTCGTTCAAGAGAATATTTTTGGTATAGAAAGTCTCAAACTCTGGGTCTTCTGCTGCACGAATTTCTTGAGATACAAAGTCGTAAGCACGTAGATTAAGAGCGAGTCCAATAATACCGATAGAACTGACCCAGAGACCCATGACGGGAACGAAGAGCATAAAGAAATGCAACCAACGCTTATTACTAAAAGCAACACCGAAGATCTGTGACCAGAAACGGTTCGCAGTAACCATCGAGTAAGTCTCCTCCTCTTGCGTACTATCAAAAGCCTTGAAAGTATTTGCTTGTTCGCCATCTTCGTAGAGTGTGTTTTCAACAGTCACACCATGAATGGCAGAGAGTAAAGCACCACCAAGGATACCTGCAACTCCCATCATATGAAATGGATTCAGGGTCCAGTTATGGAAACCCTGTAGGAAGAGTAGGAACCTAAAGATCGCTGCAACACCGAACGACGGGGCAAAGAACCAACTGGACTGTCCGAGTGGATAGATGAGAAATACACTGACGAATACAGCAATAGGACCAGAAAAAGCAATCGCATTATAAGGTCTAATTCCAATCAGGCGAGCAAGTTCAAATTGCCTAAGCATGAAACCAATGAGAGCAAAGGCTCCGTGGAGTGCCACAAAATTCCAGAGTCCCCCAAGTTGGATCCAACGGACGAAATCTCCCTGAGCCTCAGGACCCCAGAGAAGAAGAAGAGAATGACCCATAGCGTCAGCTGGAGTACTAACTGCCGCTGTAAGAAAGTTTGCACCCTCAAGATAGGAACTAGCGAGACCATGGGTATACCAGCTCGTAGCGAAAGTCGTACCAGTAAGCCAACCGCCAATAGCAAGGTAAGCAGTGGGAAGAAGAAGTAATCCAGACCAGCCAACAAATACGAAACGGTCTCGTTTAAGCCAGTCATCAAGGACATCGAACCAACCTCCATTTATTTTGGGTGGTGAAAGTGTTGAAGTAGTCATAACTCCGTATTGAACTGAACATATTTAGTTTACACTATGTTACATTAGTTTACAAGAGTATAACTACTTAAAACCCCTTTGGTTTCTGTTGAGCATCTAGAACCTCAACGTGACTTAGAAATCTACTTGGGTTTCTGAACCAGGTCATCTGAACTTCTTCGTAGTTATCAAGGTCTACATGGTCACCATTGACCAAGTGAATACGGTATGTGTGTCGGTCGTATGACCCCTCAGAGGTTGCAGTGAAGTACCGAGGGTCACCCTTCTCAATCAGTGTCATGAATCAAGTACAGACAGTATAAACAGTATGATACCACAGGAAAGAAAAACTGTAAAGATTACGAAGTGATCAATACCCATGGCCCTGATCCCACCATCTCTGATCGTGCTTACCAGGTGCTAGGGTGTCTCTACCATTCATATGATAGATCTTATCTCTCAATACTTTAGTCATTTCATATTGTTTGTGAATTATTTCTGCTTCATCATCTTGACCTTGAAGTTTTAGTTCTTCATAGTAATTAAAGATATCTGCTCGTTCTTGATTTAAAAGTTCTTGGAGGAATGTAAGTTCCTCTCTTGTGAATGTGGGTTCAGGAAAATGATCTCGATCCATTATCATTATGACATCTGTAGTATCTAGTACGCATGAAAAAAGGGTCCCGTAGGACCCCCTTTTACTATTCAGTTTTTCAGTCTAACTCAACCAACAGAAGGGGCAACCAGAGCAACAGGAGTTGACTCAACGGCGGCCAGATCGAGTGGGAAGTTGTGAGCATTACGCTCATGCATTACTTCCATTCCCAGACCAGCTCTGTTCAATACGTCTGCCCAGGTGTTCAACACACGACCTTGACCATCAATGATGGACTGGTTGAAGTTGAAACCGTTCAAGTTGAAGGCCATCGTGGATACACCCAGTGCGGTGAACCAGATACCTACAACCGGCCATGCGGCAAGGAAGAAGTGAAGTGAACGGGAGTTGTTGAATGAAGCGTATTGGAAGATCAAACGACCGAAGTAACCATGGGCTGCGACGATGTTATAGGTCTCTTCTTCTTGACCAAACTTGTAACCATAGTTCTGTGACTCGGTTTCAGTCGTCTCGCGGACAAGTGAAGAAGTAACAAGTGAACCATGCATTGCGGAGAACAGTGAACCACCGAAGACACCTGCGACTCCCAACATGTGGAAGGGGTGCATCAGGATGTTATGTTCTGCTTGGAAGACCAACATGTAGTTGAATGTACCAGAAATACCCAGGG